TCATAATTATCATTATTATCATTATTATGATAATAATGATAATTATTATGAGCGTAAATACCAGAATTCATAATCTTTACTTCGTGTGGTCCTTCTAACTTATTCCATTCATACCTCTTTACCATTCCATCCTTGTTTTTGTACTGTCGATGTTCTGATAAAAGAGTTAAATTATCCTCTTTGATAATATTTTTCCATACTCTATATCCTACCATAGCATCTTTTTCTCCAATCTGTATAAACTCAACAAAATTTGGTAAACACATTTTAATTCTCCTTAATGTTTGTTTAAGTGCCACAATAGCGCTTGAGAGTTATGTTCACACATATTAATGAACAGTTTGGACATTTCCAGCTCAAGACTGATAATCATCTCTAACTTCATATGTTACATCCACAATTGCAGAATCTTCTAAGTCATATATTTTGTCTTTCAAGTTCTCTGCCAAATTCATCATTTCATTCTCAGTTATTACATTTTCATCTGCTATCTGAATTCTAATTTCAATAATTCTCATTTCAATTCTCCTTTGAGTTTGTGGCCGTGAACTTAATTATTGCTAATCAAATTCACGGCCATCAAAACTATTCTTCCTTTCCTACCTGCGCTAAATCTCTCGCTTCTCCAACTGGAACGAACTGAATCGTTCTCGTTGCTTTCAGTAGTGAAGCGAGCTTGAATACCAATGAAGCGGGGATTTCCACTTCATCGTATTCTACTTCTTCACCTACCTGATTACCAACAGAAGTAATCAGAACCTTTCCATTCGGCTTGATTTGCGCGTGAATGCCGAAGTGGTCAATCGTTAGTGGCTGATGGACATACCTCTTTACCATTCCATCCTTGTTTTCGTCTTTCAGTTCAGGACTGTTACGGAATCCCATGTTTTTACTCTCCTACTAGAGCATAATTGCTCTCTGAGCTACGCTCACTATTGAGTGCGGCTCAGGCAACAATCATACTAATCAGGATATTTCTTCAAGTGAGCTTCAAATAGCTTCTCCATTCTAGCTTCATATGATTTGAATGCTAATAGCATAGCTTCTCCACTTGTTTTACCTCTATATCCAGACATATCTAATTCTTTTTTGTCCCATCTGGAAACATAACGGAGATAGTTATAACAATCTTTCACTATTCTTGTTATTTCTACTTTATTTAATTCTCTTAATCCTAATTCGTTTGGTTGAACCATTCGAGTTAAATACATAGGTTTCTTACATGATGGACACTGTAAGAAATGTTTAGTTTCATTAAATGTTTTTGGACATTCTCCCCACTTGCCACAATCACACATACCAATATCCATACTATCTCCTTCTATAACAACTAGCATTTACCAACTGAGAGCTAGCCGAATCGAAACAAACGAAGTAGTGAAATTGATTGACAGCGTAATCAATGCGATAATACCAACAAGGGAAATAGATGATTTCCTGACAGAGACAGCATCGGATATCATGCCGGGGAATTGACCGGATGCCTAGCGGCTGAGAGAGGATAAGATTAAACTTATCTACCTTATCTTTCCGTATCTTAGGAAGGCCAGAGCTTAGATTGAGAATCTGTCCTAGATTGTTATGACTACCTAGCACAATGGGATTAGTCACAATTGTCTTAGGCGAAGAAATACCGCCTGTCATTTCAATTGAGGCTAATATCTCATTTGCTTGCTTTTCGTCGATTGGCATTATGCAATCCTAACCAAAACTATTCACGACTAATCATAACTATTCAGGCTCGCGCATGGTGGCGGGTAGGCCGGGAAGGGCTGTAAGTCCTTTGGTTGCAATAGTTAGGGGCATTTCCGGCCTGATAGAATCGTGTCTCACTCAGGGAGTATAGCAGGTCTTGGTCGGTTTGTCAAGGCCCCCCCTGCTGGGGTCTATCTATTTCTATCTTCTATATATATTTATATATAATAATATATATTAAAAAGAATAGAACACCTAAACAGCCTAGAAGATACCGACCCCTACCTTGACACTCCCTGAGGCGCGAACCGGGCCAAAAACGCCAGTAACCCTCTAGTTGCAACGACTTAGACGCGGTTTGGGACGTGTAGGAACCTGTAGGAGAAATTCGCGATTCTGTTTTTTCGTTCGCAGTCGTGGATAGGCGTGGTTAGTTCTGGGACGGGCCGAAGTGACCTAATGACAAAATTGATAGTCGATTGTTGTTGACATTCTCAGGCTGATATGAGACAATTATCTTGTCGGGATTGTCCGACAACTGAGAGGTTACAACAATGACTGACGAAGCAAAGACAGAACAGGAACTCGCGCTCGAAGCGGCAGAAGCAAAGGCGACCGAAACTAACTCGGCTCGCACTGGCAAGGGAACGCGCGTCAAGGTAGGCCAGACTCGCGGACGTAACCCGCAGGTCATTTCCTACGAAGTGTTTGACGAAAGCAATCCGGAAACACTTCCTAAGACGCTAACCGAATTCATGGATATCTCAAAGGTATCCGATGAACAGGCAATCGTATCCTACTTGCTCGATGGATACAATTCTGCTAGTTACATCATGGCATCCGACCCAGTAGCAGAATTCGTAGAGGCAAGCTGGCCGGAAGAAGTTCAGAAGCAATTCCGTATCGTCGTTCGCCAGTATGCCGCTGGTGCTCAGGTTTCAATCGAGGACGCTGTTGCTCTTATCAAGCCGGGCATCATCAAGTCTCAGACGAAGTAAGTCATGAAAAGAAATAGCCGCATGGGAATAAAATCCTATGCGGCTATTTCTTTTTTACTTACCTTTTCTTAATCTGTAAGCAACAGCCTCTAAGAATACAGGTAAAAGTAACTCAATCACTTCAGGTTTTGGTATTCCAGTTGCTTTTGAGTGTGGATGGTTTGATTAAATATTCTGATTAGGTGTTCCATGTTTTTCTCCTATGTCCTCAGCGTAATACGTAGCGGGAACGGTTCGGAAGTATACTTTTACGGCTCGATGTTGTGAAGCTGATTCGGCACCATGCGCGCGAACGACTGATATAAATTGTGTCCACGTCTCATGTTCGATTAGTCGTGCTGGTCGTCCAAGAATGGAATAGCAAGCCGGTACTGAGCCACAATGTTGGCAATGTAGACGTGCGGCGTGATTTAATTCATAGCAGATAGAACACTCGTAATAGCTCATATAATTTACCTCAAAGTCATCGTTGCATACGAACTAGGTAAGAGTCAAGCTCTAAATGTAGTGACACCACCCATACCGCCCGCTATATATTGGGACTCCGAGGAGATAGCAGAGCGGGCTATTCAGCTTATACTAATATGATATTTAATAGAACTTATACTAATGAGAGATAATATAAAATAAAAAAATAAAAAAAGAAATAAAAGAAAAAAATAAAAAGAAAATGAAAGCTTCAGATTTTGAAGCCTTCAGTGGCCTATGACCAGATGTAAGCCAAATTGAAGCGTTTTCTAGCTTGACTCTACGCAGAGAATCTGGTAAGCTAGGCGAGTCACTCGGGGTGTGAGAAGAAAGAAAGACAAATGCTAATAAACGATAAGACAGCCGTTGCTAGATTAGCATCCCCTATGAATTTGATGAATAGATTATCATCTTTAAAAACTAATGGTAGACAATCTGCTATGTCATTATTCATACCTTCTGTTTCACAAATTAAAGGTGTAGATATTAAAGTTAGTAAAAAAATAGAAGAAGATAAAGAATTAAAAATAATATTTAATCCATTTGATATTAAGAAAGAATCTACACAAGTTCCCTCCACACTCCCCACCATTGTTACTCCTGTAACACAAGAAGTTCAGTTAGATAATCTAATTGAGAATCATGATGCTCAAGTTAAACTTGGCTTAGCACATGATAAAGCTTTAGAAATATTAAATAGTGCTATGTCTATGCTAGAGAATAAACTTGATGATGTTAGAGCTGATAAACTTCCAGCCGTTATCACCGCAGCCGGAAAAGTCGTTGAGTCAATTCGTAAAGAACGTAGTGAGAATAGTAAAAATAATAAAGATCGTGAGGTCCATTATCACTTCTACACTCCGCAGCAAAAGAAAATTTCTGACTACGAAATCATTGATGTGGCCTGAAAGTGAGGAAGAGATGTGGACGATCATTCTCAATGCACTTCTTAAAGAAGTAGAAACTAATCCTGGTAGAGTCTTAGATATTATTGAACAACTACTTGAACTATTCAGATCTAATCCAGACTCATTTAAATTAGCAGTCAATGCTTTAGTGGAAAGAAACAAGTAATGGAACAGATTCTAATTGGAATTCCAAAAGCATTATTAACATCTGTAACTACTACAGGACCAAGTGAAGCACTTGCAATTCCTACTCGATATTGTGTATGGGGAGCTCAACTAAGTATCGATCCTACACAAGATTTTACATTAGATATTGAATGTTCTATTGATGGAATTATTTGGGGTGCTGTTGCTAGTTTTAGTCAAGCAGATTTAATTAACGATGTATATTTTACTATTGTTGATACAATCATTGGAAAATTTGTTAGAGCTAATGTGTTAACAAATGCAGCAGCTACAGCTATTTCATTAGTTATTAACGGTCAGACTAGGTAATATGGAATTCATTCCTATCGGTGTTCCTACAGAAATATTACATACTGAATTTCTTCCACCAGCTGGACCTTACCCACCATTTGCTCTACCAAACAGAGCATGTGTGTATGGAATTGATATTAAAAGTGGTTCTGCAGGTTTAGGATGGATGATAAGATTAGAATTATCTAATGATGCAATTAATTGGTATCCAATTATAACTGCTGTGAATAGTGATGGTGTTAATGGAGATTCATATAGAGTTTCTAAAGTTATTATTGGAAAATTTATTCGTGCTAATATTAACTTTGGTAATAATATATTTATTATAACTTTAAATGCACAAGAAGCGTCTCTAACAGAATCAACAACTCCCTAATTATGCGTTTCTCTTGGGACATTAGCGTTGGAAATCTTCTCACTGGAATTCCAATGTTATTAATTATGATAAAGATGTATGGTGATTGGAGAATTATTAAAATGAGAATAGATTTGATGTGGGCACAATATTGCAAAGAACATAAATTAGTTGTAGAAGATTAATACTATGGGTATCTCATTAACTAATGGAATTATTTCTTCTGATCCTGGTAACGGCTTATATGAAGACTTTCTTAAAGACAAAAATATTAAGCCACATGAAGTTCAAGAAGAACTATTGAGACTTCCTGATGAAGTCTTTGAAGCTCTTTACGGAGGAGCCGCTTATGGTGGTAAAAGTTGGATTCTCACTCTATTACCTTTGTTCAGAGGTTTTTATAAGTTTAGAGGATACAAGGGTATTATTCTTCGTAATAAATTTCCTGATCTTGAACGTGAAATTATTCGTTTAAGTAAAGAATACTATCCTAAAACAGGAGCTACATATAATGAACAAAAGCATAGTTGGGAATGGAAAGAGTATCAGTCTTATCAAGACTTTGGTCATGTTCAACATGCCGGAGATATTACGATGTATGATTCTTCTCAGTATAATTATTGTGCTTTTGATGAAGTTACCCACTTTCCTTCTTATCCTTATCACTATATGGTTGGCAGTCGCGTTCGCCCTTCTAGTTCTTTTAATATCGCCATCGTAAGAAATGGTACTAATCCAGGAGGGATTGGACAGACTTGGGTATATGATAGATTTGTTAAGCCACATGAAGATGGTAGATGTATTATCAAAGATGTTTCTACAGGATTGTATCGTATCTTTATTCCTGCCAAAGCAGAAGATAACCCTTATGGAATGGAATATGATCCACTATATGTAAAGAAGCTTGAAATTCTAAAAACGGTTTCAGAAGCTGAATACAAAGCAAAGAGATATGGTGACTGGCACGCATTCAAAGGAAGCGTCTTCACAACCTTCCGACCAATGCAATTACCTGGTGAACCAAATAATGCTTTGCATGTCATTCCAAGATTTCAAATACCTGAATGGTGGCCGCGTATATTGTCTATTGACTGGGGAAAGAGAGCTATGTGCTATGCAATGTGGGGAGCTATTTCACCAAATGGTAAAGTTTATATATACAGAGAACGAGCTTGGTATGGAAGAGATATCCCGTATTGGGCATCAGAGATAAGAGAAATACATAACGAGAATAATGAGATGCCTATTCACACAGTATTATGTGGAAGTGCTTGGCAACAGAGAGGCTCTCAGAGTATTGCTGATGAATTTCAACAGTATTCAGATTTAGTTCCTTCCAGTTCTGAGAATACTCCTGGAAGTCGAATTGCTGGATTACAAACAGTTCATGATTTCTTCCGTTGGGAAAAGAGAGTAGCTTTAAAAGCTAAAGGTGAATTTTATGACTTAGCATTAGCTCAAGAAATCTATAGAAATCATGGACCTATTGCATTGGAGAATTATAAGAAACAATTCTATGATGAACCTGAAGAAGATAACTTACCAATATTACAAATCTTTGAAGAATGTAAAGTTCTAATTGATACTATTCCAATGTGTATTTATGATGAGAAGAAGATTGAAGATATTGCTGAATTTGAAGGGGATGATCCTATTGATGATCTTAGATATTTCTGTAAAGCTGCTAAAAGATTTCTAAATGGTGAAATTGGTAATCTAACTGCGGCTGCTAAGCTACAGGCAATTATTGATCAAGTTAATGAAACTAAAGATATGACTTCATATTATAGACAAATGGAACATCTTGAAAGAACTACTGAACAAGTCCAACAAGACTGTATTCCAGTCTCTCGAAGATCAAGATTTTCAAGGAGAGTTCACTAATGGTTCGACTTCTCATGTTCTTATTTGGTAAAGATTATGAAGAATGTAAGTCTTGTCAGACTCTAAAGGAACAATTAGATTTTGAGCGTGAAGAAAAGAAAGAACTTACTAAAACACTTCTTAATATCTTACAACCTAAGACTGTAGAGATGACTCCTGTTGAATTAAATCCTATTCAACAAACTGGTGGGACATTTGCTCGTCGTAGGATTGCATTAGAAGAGAGAGATAGACAGAGTGCTAAGATTCTATCTGAAGCTAAATATATTGGTAAACCTGATATTCCTAAAGTTGATGAATCAATTACTAAGTTAGAAGAAGAGCTTGGAGTTTCAGAAGAAAAGGGAGCTTAAAGAATGGCAAACAACATATCTCCGGCTTCAGCAGTTTACACTGGAACAACTGGAGCAGGTCAGGCTATTACTGCTAAAACATTTAGTGGTGTTGTAAATTTTGAGGTTGATTTCGTTAAGAACACAGTTAAGATTACTCATGATTTAGGTAGAACAATCTCATATGTTGATTATTTTGCTATTAGCACATTTACTTGGGTTATTACGGCTGGTGTCACCGTTCTTACCATTTCGTAATAGAATATGCCCAATACTCCTATTATCCTGGCAACAGTTAATATTACTTCTAGAGGACTAGATGGTTCAAACGTTCTTAAAACATTTGAAGAGGTTAAAGCTATTAACTTCGATTTCTCTAAAGGTATGGTAAATATTGTTGATTCAACTGGAAGTTTCTTTTTTAGTCTGACAGCAGTTGTAACTCTTACTTATGTAGTTGCTGGAAACACGACATCTATTGTAATTTTGTAATATGGCTAAGAGTAGACTTTTAAAGAATCTTAAAAAAGATGAAGAAGATGAAGATGAAGCTATTGAGATTTATGATGAACGTGAAGATGAATTAGAAGATGAAGATGAACCTAAGATGAAATCTAAAATTAGAGAGATCAAAGAAGATGAAGAAAGTCATAAGAGTACAATTCATAAAATGAGAAAGGGTATTGGTCCTTCAGATTCTAACTTTATTAAGAAAGCTATGAAAGATAAAAAAGGAAAACATAAATCAATGTTTAAAAAGAAGAAGTAGTGCCAGCCAAAAGTGGAAAGCAATATAGATTTATGGCAATGATAGCTCACGGTGGTAAATCAAATAAAGGTATTGGTCCTAGTGAAGCAGTCGCTAAGGAAATGGTAAAAAAGACACCAGCTAAGAAGCGCAGTATGTTTATGAAGAAGAGCAAAAAGTAATGAAGGAACTAAACGAAGAAACTTGCTCTCTTCTTAAAACTGTCGTAGAACACTTCGACAAAGAAGATCGACTCACGAGAGAACGTCAAATTCGTCATTGGAGAAGATTAAAACTTTACTGGAATAATTTCTCTCAAATCTACTGGAGTGAAACAGCACATGATTACCGTATCTATAATCGAGATATTAATTCTACTGACACAGATCAAGATTATTACGACAGGCCAGTCAACGTATTTAAAGCATTCTTAGAGACTATTATAGCCGCATTGAGTATTCAAATTCCTGCTATTAATTGTGTTCCAGATGATGCTGATAATCCACTAGACTTATCAACAGCTAAAGCAGGAGATAAGATTGCAGAGTTAGTCTATAAGCATAATAATGTAATGTTCTTATGGTTACATGCGTTATATATTTATTGTACAGAAGGAATGATAGCTTGTTATTCATATCCTGATAAGAATGAGAAATATGGAACTTATGAGACTCCTAAGTATGAAGATGAAGAAGTAGAATCTTATGTTTGTCCAGTATGTCAGAGTAGAGTTCCTGATTTTATGTTTAGTAATGAAGAAATGTATGAGTATGCCCCTGATGAAGATGATGTAGATATTAAAAATGTTTTTGATGAAGAGGGTCCAACTTGTCTTGAATGTGGAACACTTTTAGATCCTGCTTTACAAAAGCAGAAACTTATTGTTCCTCGTCTAGTTGGAACTACTAAATCTCCAAAGTCTAGAATTTGTTTAGAGGTTTATGGTGGATTGTATGTTAAGGTAGCTAATTATGCTAAGAAGCAGAAAGATACTCCATATTTAATATTTTCTCATGAAACTCATTATTCCAATGCTCTAGAATGCTATCCTAAATTGAGAGATAAAGTTCCACATGGTGGCTGGAGTAATATTGGTGTTAATGATCCATATGAACAATATGGTAGATTGAATACACAGTATCGTGGAGAATTCCCCACTGAAACTGTGACTGTAAAAAATTCTTGGCTTCGAGTTTCAGCTCTTAATATTTTACCAGAAGAGAATTATAAGAAGTTAAAGAAGTTATTCCCAGATGGAGTTAGAGTTGCAATGGTTAATGATATTATTGCAGATTATGAGAATGAAGCTCTAGATGATTGTTGGACAATAACTGAAAATCCAATGTCTGACTTTCTAAGTCATGATCCTCTTGGAGAATTACTAACTAATATTCAAGATATTACAAATGATCTAATCTCTCTAACTCTACAAACAATTGAGCATGGTATTGCTCAAACTTGGGCTGATCCGGCTCTTGTGAATTTCAATGCTCAGAGGCAGATAGAAGCAATGCCTGGAACATTGACTCCTACTAAACCTGTATCAGGAAGTAGAAATATTAGTGATGGTTTTCATACATCTCAAACAGCTAGTCTTTCTCCCGAAGTATTTAACTTCTATAATATTGTTCAACAATTAGGACAATTTGTTTCTGGTGCTCTTCCAAGTTTATTCGGTGGAACACAAGGTCAGGGTTCTTCTGGGACTGCAAGTGAATATGCAATGGCTAAAGGAATGGCCTTGCAGCGTTTGCAAACTCCTTGGAAGATGATGACTATTTGGTGGAAAGAAATATTTGGAAAAGTTATTCCTTTATATATGAAGAATATGGTTGAAGATGAAAAAACTGTTGAGAAAGATACTCAAGGTAATTTTATTAATGTATTTATTAGAAAGGCAGAAACTGATGGTAAAATTGGAAATATTGAATTAGAGCCTGATGAGAAACTTCCAATTACTGACGCACAGCAAGCCGATATTATTATGCAACTATTTACTCTTAATAATGAAGAAATTCAAGCCGCTTTGCTAGACCCAGAGAACCTTCCATACATTGCTAAAGTTATTAAGATTCCAAATTTCAAACTACCTGGAGCTGATGATAGACAGAAACAGTATGAGGAAATTACTGAATTAGTTAATTCTGTTCCTATTGTACAACCTCCTACTCCTGAAGAAATGATGATTGCTGAACAGACTGGTCAAGAGTTAGTTCCAAATGAGCAACCATCAATTCCTATTGATTCTGATGTAGATAATCATGAAGTTGAAGCAGGAATTTGTCGTTCTTGGTTAGTTTCTTCAGCCGGAAGGCTAGCTAAAGTAGAGAATCGTGATGGATATAAAAATGTATTATTACATATGAAAGCTCATATTATGATTGTACAACAGCAAATGCTTGCTCAAGCTCAGATGCAAGCAGAACAAGAAACTTCAGGTAAAGCTCCGGCTAAGAAACCGAAGCAATCTGAAAAAGTGACTGGAGAATCCAATGCCCGAAATCCTATCGCCTGAAGCTAAGCAGCCATCAGCTAAGACGGCTGATGATATCAATGATTTATTTAAGGAACTAGATAATGAACCAGAAGTAAAAGAAGTAAAGGAAGTAAAAGAGCCTAAGAGGGATAAAGAAAAAGATAATGATGAAGAACCTGAAGTTAAGGATGATGATTTAGAGTTAATTGAAGCAGATGAAGAAATTGAAAAAATTGATCTGGCTAAGCCAGATGAAGAACTTGAAATTAATGCTCCACCTCGAAAGAAGGAAATTTTAAAAGAATATCCTGAACTATTTAAGAAATTCCCATTCTTAGAGAAGATGCTCTATAGAGATAAGGAATATACTGAATTATTTGGATCTTTTGATGATGCTAAAGAGGTAGCTGAAAAGGCTGAAGTATTCAATAATTTTGAAACACAATTATTAAGTGGAAGTACTGAAGAAATTTTAAATAATGTTAAAGATACTGATGAGAAAGCTTTCAATATTATTGTAGATGATTATCTTCCAACATTAGCAAAGGTTGATAAGGAAGCATATTTTCATGTTATTGGTAATTTGAATAAGCGTCTTATCATGGAGATGGTTAAAGAAGCTAATGATACTAATAATGATGATTTGAGACAGGCTGCTTTATTTGTTAATCAATTTGTATTTGGCTCTAGTAAGTTTACTGCTCCAACTAATCGAGTTGATCGTTCTGCTGAAACAAAAGATAACGAAGTTGAGAAAGAACGACTCTCTTTTGTTCAAGAACGATTTGAGTCTTCTCGTGATGACTTACAGTCGAAAATTGATAATACATTACGAGCAACAATAACTGAATATATTGATCCTAAAGGTGCTATGAGTGGTTATGTTAAGAAGAATGCTATATCTGATGCCATGAAGATTCTGACTTCTACTATTAGACAAGATCCCTCTACTGCTAAGAACTTAGATAAGCTCTGGAGAGCCGCATTTGACTCTAAGTTCTCTAGGGAATCTCTGAAGAGAATTCAGTCCTTCTACTTAGGTAAAGCTAAAGGTGGATTGAGGAACGCAATTCTAAAGGCTAGGGCAGAAGCCCTAAAAGATTTAACTCCTCGTAAAAAAGAGGAAGAGAAAGAAGAAGAAACTTCTCCTAATAGGAGAATAATTGCTGCTGGCCGACCATCTCAGCCAAAAGGTAAGAATGAGATGAAAAAGGGTGAATCTGTAGCTGACTTTTTTGCCCGAGATTAGTCCCATTAACTTTTGACTTTGAGGTGACTGAATATGCCAGGTGCAGTTGTAGAATCAGTTGTTGCTGGAACAGAACTTGAAAGGGTTCTACCGAAGGTTACAACTGTTTTTGAGAGTGACGACACTTTCTTTGCTAATATTAAGAAGCGTGATGTAGAAGTAGTCTCATATCGTGAAATGCGTGCTCCAATGGAATTACGTCCAGGTGGACGTTTCCAGTATTTCAATCCTGATGGTGGAGATATGGGCCGTGGCGGCGGTCCTACTTGGGAAAAAGCCGTTCTTCGCCCTGTGTTTCTATCAGAAAATATTGAATATACTAAATTAACTCAGTGGTCTACTGATGACCGTCGAAAGGCTGTAATCAATGCCGTTCGTAGATTAACGGCAGGAGCGACTGTAGAAATCAAGCGACAGCTTGATGCACAGTTACAGCAGCCAGGAACTGGTCAGGTAGGAACTATTTCTGTTGTTGCTACAGCAGGTGGTGTTGATACATATACTTTATCTACTGATTTTGGTGCTCGTTTAGTTCGATATGATCAGGTTGTTCAGGTTTATGATGCTACTCTTGCAACGTTTAGAGGTAAAGGCGTTATTACTCTATGGGATGTTGAGAATAAGCAGATTAGTGTTACTCCTGCTATTGCTGGTGCTATCGCTACTGACGTATTAATTGTTGATGGTATTTCTAATCCTAGTGCTTTACCTGCTTTGTATGGTGTTCCATATCATCACTCTAATGCTTCTACTGGTACATGGTTAGGTTATGATAGAGCAACTACACCTGAAATTCGGTCAAACCGAGTCAATGGTGGAAGTTCTGCTTTATCTTTACCTTTACCTCGTTTAGCTATTAATAAGATTGGTAATCGAGTTGGTATTGATAATAATTTCGATCCTACAGCTTGGACGCATCCCTGTCAGGCACAGGCTTATGAGGAAATTGGACAGTTAGTGTCCATTATTCATAAGGCGGCTAAGGATGAGGCACTTAATCTATATTTTGGTGATAATATGCAGCTTGCTGGTGCTCCTATTAAGACTCACTTTAATTGGAATAAGTCACGTATTGATTTTATAGTTAGCTCAATCTGGGGTCGTGCAGAGATTCTTCCCATTGGATTTTACACATCTGATGGTCGTAGAATCTTTGAACTCCGCGGACCAAGCGGTGGAGTAGCTGCGGCTGATATCTTCTATATGGTAGTTGGATTTCAGACATTCCTATTAAATCCTGCTGCTACTGCGTATATTGATGCCCTTGCAGTTCCTTCTGGATATTAAAGGAGAATGAACAATGCCTGATAATGTGTTCCAAGATTTTTCTACTATACAGAGTGATAAACAGCCTACACCCAAAACTATTGCTTCTGCTGCTACTGTTACTCCTACTGGAAAATTTACTTTCCTTACTGGAACTGTTGGTTTGATCAATTTAATTCCTCCTGTTAGTGGATATTGTGAAGTTACACTTTGCTTTACTAACGCTGCTCCTGGTGTATTCTCTGTTGCTGGTAATATTCAGATTGCATATCAGCCTATCCAAAATCGTCCTATTGATCTATGCTATGACCCTGTGTCAACTAAATGGTGGGTCAAGGCAGTCGTTTAGATCTTTTAAACGATTCATAATCAATTAATGGGGGGCGCGCATCCGTTAACGCGCAACTCTGTTGGCATTCTGCCAATGGTCTTTGAGACTGGAGAATCTAATGCCTGAGTCAAGGATCGGAGCTTTTGCTAAACTTAACGTATGGGGGATGATTAAGGATTTATTAAATAATAACGTAGGTATTTTAACACTATCTGGTCCTCCTGTTGGTGGAACATCTGGTAGCTTCGTAGGTAAAGCTGGTCCTGGTAGTCTTTTAATTGATTATCTTAATGCTGTTCTCTATATTAATACTGGAACTCTTGCATCTCCTATCTGGTCTAATATGGGTAGTGCTGTTTCTGCACTTGGTGGATTAGGTTCTATTGGTAATGCTAAGATGACGTATGATTTTGCTGTTGATGGTGGTGCAATTTCTACTATCACTCCAACTAATTCTCCAACTATTCCTTTAGGTGCTATTATTCTAGGTGGTGTTATTGATATTACTACTACATTAACTGGTGCTGCTAATACAACTGCATTAGGATTTGGTTCTGGTGCTCAGGTAGCTGCATTAAAAGCTGCAACTGCTGTTGCTTCTTGGACTGCTGGAACTACTTTAGTTCTTATTCCTATTTTCACTTCTGCAACATACTATAAGTTAACTGCTGCTGCAAGAATGACTATGACTATTGCAGCCGGTGCTCTTACTGCTGGTAGATTTGACGTGAATATCGCTTACGTTCAGGGTAATTAATTGAGTTGGGCTGCTCTCTCTTAGTTGTAGGGTAGTCATTCATTTTGGATGACTTTTCTGCTGGGGAAGCTAATTGAGAGCAGCTCATTAAAACAAAATGCCACAAGATAGATCAGAATTAGATAGGTCGATGCAGAGGATTCTCGCTAAAATTCAAGCTGAGAATCCAAGTGTAAAACCTGTCACTATGACTCCTTCTACTGGTAATCCATTAGAACGTATATTTTTACCTAGAGGTGCTCAAGCTATCACTAATCCATTTACTGGTAATATTCGTTATAATCCTGAAGCACTACAAGGACAATCTGAAAATGATTTATCAAATACTGTAACTCACGAATTAACTCATTCTAAACAAGCTCAAGAAACTCCTTGGTATAGAACTGCACTTCAAGCATTCCTACCTCAAGGTGAATATAGTAAGCGTCCATATGAAATGGAAGCATTTCAGTCTGAAAGAAATAGATCTTTAGCAAATAATTTATCTATGAGTGATCCTCAAACTGGAGCTACTGATATTCAATTACGAAGACCTAGAGGTGTAGCTCCTTCAGCAAACTTTCTCCAAGGAAAAAGGTAATGGAGCTTCGAGAATCAATTGAAAGCATAAACTATAAGTTAGAAAAGAATTTTGGTAAGCATATGGATAATAGGCCTAATTTTCGAGTAGTTTGGTCAGAAGATCAAATTGAAAAAAGATGGACTAGTTTTACTGATGATGGATTTGAATTAATTAATCTTGAAGTGCGTGAATTGCCTAAATATAAACAATATATTGAAGCTCGTTATATTTTAGAAAGATTAGTTCCTGTTACTGGAGAAACTGATCTAGTTGAAAAGACTTCATATGAGCCAGCTTGGGTCTTTCAAGACCGATTTCAAAACTATCTTCCTCCTTTTTATGATGGTTGTGTCTTTGTAATTGATAGTCTGCATGAAAAAATGGGTTATAGGGGACATGTTAAATATAAAGATCCAAATGTAAGTGAAGAACAAAGAATGGCAAATGTGCAAAAAGTACAAGATGAATTATTTGGTAATGAAACTGATGTTGGTGATCATTTAGCTTATGGAACTGGAGTTACTGTTGCTAAAGAGTCAGAAAGCAAACTGGTTCACTAGAACCAAAGAGGAAAAACAATGGAAATCGGTGATTTGAGACAAGTTGGAGAATTTTCAAATTCTTTTTTGAACAATCGTAAAATGATTCGTTCAATGAAGAATCCTATGGATAAATGCACTATTGTATCTATACTTCCTAAAGAAATTAATGAAGTTAAATATACTATTGAGCCTGGAAAATTTCATATTGAACCTGGAACATACGAAAATCCATCAATTTTAGTTGTCGGTCCAAGTTCTTGGTGGAGAGAAATTGATCTCGACCAACCTATGCTAGAAATTCCTACTAGTAGTATTCAGATTGCTGACTCTGTAATTAAAGAT